TCTGCTACACTTCTTGCATCACCACCTGTCCAAGGTAGTTTACGGTACATATCACTACGTGCCATTATCTTGTTCCTTGTTCAGAGTATTCTATATCCATGCCAATTGCAGAGAACCAGTTAGCACCAGTAGGTGTTAAACTTACTCTATGATAACGACCTGCACTTCTTACAGAACATCTATCTTCTTGATCTGTAGTTTTAGATGTAGAGTATGTAATAGTATCATCTAGCATTTTACGACTTGCTATTTGTATAGTAGCTGATCCATTATCTACAGATGGTCTAATAAGAGTCACTACAGAGTTATAACCATATTCTAAGTCATTAGTAGTTAAATTAGCTGTAGCATAAGTTCCTGTGAATGTAACAATCTTAGCATCACGAACACCACCAAATAAGAACTTACCACCTTTATAAAGTCTATCATCCATAGTGGTTACAAGTGTATCTATTGTTTTAGATGCTGCTGCACTTGCTGCCATATCTATAGCAACACCTGTACCTGATCCTACACCTGTAGCTGTGAATAATACGCCTACTGTGTTAGCAACTGCACCTATAAGTGTAAAGTCTGTAGTGCCTACTGTTCTAATTGTGTATGATTTACCTACTACAAAAGAACCTGCTGATATATTGTAAGCAGAATCTAGTGCATCTAAAGATGTGCCTGAAGTAGCTAATGTAGATAAGAAATCTACGTCTGTATCTGCTTCACACCATTTTTTAGTTTCATAGTTATAGATAAGTAATGAACGACCACCTGATACGTTAGTATAGTTCCAAGTTACAAGATTGCGTTCAGGATCAACTGCTGCTGATATAGAGTCAATATCGCCAATGTTAGCGTTAGCGTAGAAGTATCTATCTACCTTTTCTGCACCAATACCAATGATGTTTTGACCATCACAAGAATAGAATCCATCATCTGATAAGAAGTATGTAATACCACCATATTGTGCAATAGAACCACCTTCTATACAACCAATGTTTCTTGAAATTGTGTCAAATTGGAAGAATAATGGTGATCCAATATATGACATACGTACAATGGCTTTTTCTAAGAATACTATACCAAATTCACCACCTGTAATGCCGGTAATGTCACCACCGTCAGGAATATCTTGATAATCTGATTGTGATGCAGCACCTGGTGTCCAATCGGTAGGATCATTAATATCTGACCATTGTACTCGTGTAGGATATGTACCTGCACCTATGTTAGCACCTACTACGAAGTCACGAACTGCTGTAACATATTTAGCAACTGGAGCTGCTGCAGCTAAGTCTGCAAATAATGATGATGAGTTTACATCATAATATTGTATCTTTTCAGAACCATTAGCAGCAAGTGCATAGTTACCAAATTGAACAAATTGCCATCTGTTAATGCCTGTATAGCCACCTGATTTAGATACGTCATCTAGTGATAAGTCTGAAGTATCTAGTTTGTATAGCTTAGTAAGACCACCTGCAAATACAGATACGTCATTATCTACTTTAGTAGCATATACGTTAGTTAAGTTTTCAGATGCGTCACCTGAATAGTTTACTGCTGACTTAAATGGACCATATCCTACAGCTAAAGGAATAACATTATTAGCTTTTGATACTGCGTCTAGGATAGATGGTTGGTCAGGTAACCAATCTTTAAATGCTATGCGTTGTATAGGCATATTAAGCCTTCATAATAAATGCAAGTGCGAAATATGGTACTAAGTTTGCATTAGTTCCACTTGAACCTGTTGTAGAAATAGATGTAGCAACAGTAATACCTGTAGTTGCTGAGTTTGTAGGATTTGGGTCTCTTCCTGTACCGTATCCTGTAGAAGCCATAACTGGTGCGCCACCATTATCTGAACCAGCTTGTGCAGAACCATAATTTGTTAATGAATGAGTATGTCCTGAATCTGTAACTGTTGAAGTTGCAGTATGAGTATGGCTTACTACGATAGCATCTTTACTACCACCTGTTTGTGTATCAGAACCTGTAACAGTTGTATATGCTGTGCCTGCAGTATCTTGGTATGCACCAATCACAAATTTGTTACGTAAGTCAGGTGTTCCGTTAGAACCGTTACATAAATACCAGCCACTAGGAATAGTAGCAATTGTACCTGACCACATAATAATACCACCACTAGGGAATCCACTTCCCCATGTTGGAGTGTTACCAGAACCTGCTGATAATAATACTTGACCTGTTGTTCCTGCTGAACCGTCTAGTTTAAGTCCACCTGTAACGTCTAATGTGCCTGAAGCTACTAATGTACCTGCTACTGTAAATGGATCGCCACTTGTTCCTGCTTGTTGGTCTTTAAGTAAAGCCATAAGAGAACGTATAGCATTGTTTACGTTAGCTGGTGAACATCCTTCAGCAATATTGATATTAGTAATATCGGTATTATCTGCTGCGGTTGCACTAAATTCTGAAATCTTGGTTTTTGCCATTTTTTATCCTTGTCTGAGCCATATATCGTTGCTTGGTGTTACTTCTGTCCATATTTCTGATCCTGCTGTTACTTCTGTCCATGTATCTGTAGATGGTGATATTGCTGACCATACGTCTGTAGATGGTGTTGCATCTGTCCATGTTTCTGTGCCTGGTGTAACTGGTGTCCAACCTTCGCCTTGTATAACACCTTTTGCTGTAACTGTACCTACACCTTCTACATAAGCATATCCTGCAAATGTAGCGTTAGGACTTGCTGTAACAAATGCAAAACCTTCTACTTGTGCGTTTCCTGATACTACATAACCACCTAATGCTGTGACATAAGCGTATGCGTTTATAGATGCACTATCAAATGTAATTCTATTAGCGTCAGCAGTAACTGTGCCTGTAGCTGTAATACTTGCAGAGTCTGTTCTAGTTCTTTGTGCAGATGCTGTGACTGTAGCGTTAGCTGTAATAACACCGTTAGCAGAGAATATGCTATTAGCGTTTGCTGTAACAGTAGCATTACCTGTGATAGAACCAATACCAAACTGTACTCTATTACCATTAGCAGTAACAGTAGCGTTTGCTGTAACTGCACCACTACCAAATAATGTAGTATTAGCACTAGCACTTACTGTGGCAGTACAGTTTACATCTGCTGTAGCGTAGATAAATGAGAAACCATCTACAGTTAGTATTGCAGAACATGAGATACTTGCAACACCTGTGCGTTCTCTAGTAGCACTTGCTGATACCGTTCCTGTGCAGTTTACTACTGCATTACCAAATAGTAGTCTATTTCCACTAGCTGTTACAGTAGCATCTGCTGTAATAGATGCACTAAATGGTAGTATTCTGTAAGCTATTGCACTTACGTCTGCATAAGCGTTTACACTAGCAGAAGCTAGTATTGTTTGACCTCCGCCTACTAACGAACTAAAAGGAGCTTGGGAGAAACTTGCTATGCCAAACATTTAGTTCTCCTTATTCGTCTGCTGGTTCTGGCGTATTGCCTTCTTCTACCCATTTAAGGTAGGCTTGGTAGTCTGTGTTAGCTAGGTCAAATGGGATAAATGCGTTATCTGATAATCTTTGTACTGTTTGCTCAATTTTAATTAATTTATACATTTATAGCTCCGATGATGCAACCCAGTTATAAATATCAAAACCCCATGATGAGTTATTAGTTAAACCAACTCCGTCATTATATGATTGAAATCCTCTTGCTGTAGCAGAATGAAGAACAATTCCAGGATAAATAGTTGCTTTTGTTCCAAAATCAATAAATATACATTTTCCAGCGCTAGTTCCATAAGATGTCATGGTTGGTGATGATCGTTTAGGAACAACAAATGCTTGATATGTGCTAACTGTACCAGCTGTAAAAGAAGCAAGCCAGTCAGTTGTATTTACAGGTTGACTTCCAGAAGCCATAGATGAAGTTGTTGAGCCATTTGCTGGAACAACACCAATAGGAAAAGATGACTCATAATATCTTTGGCATAACTGAAGCTCTTGACCATAAATTCTGCGTTCAAACGGTGTTGCTGTTGAGCCTACTTCTAGTTGAACACCTGTGATGTAGAGGGTAGCTCCGTTATTAGCTACAAGATTTTGTTGTCCAGTTACACCGTAATAAGCTGTTGCACCCCAAGAACCAGCAGTTGTAACTTTTGATGACCCTGCTCCTAAACTAAAATATACATACAAACCAACGCCAGTAGTTGTTAACCAAGTTCCAGAAGTATCACCTGTAATAGTTACAGTTTTTTGTTCCCATGTATTAGCAGATGAAATTGTGTAACTAAATACATAAAATCTATCTCCAGCACTATTTCTAATGACTCCACCAAAAGTGCCAGTTAAAGATGACCTAGCCCAAAATGATAGTGTTACTGATGAAGCACCAGCAGCACCCCATCCTAAATCATATACATTCAACCCTTCTATTGGTTGCATAAAACCAAATTGTTGTGTTGATGTAATTGAATACGCTGATGTTGAAGTTAATACTACTGAATTTTTAAATCCAGTTGGAACTGTTGTAGATTGTTGTGCAGTTACTTTAGATGCTGCATCACACCATACTTGCCATCTATCTACTGTGTATTGACCATCTGTAGGAGTAACACTAGCACCAGCATTTCTTTGGTCTATCATCATAGCACCATTTATAATACGGTTACGCATACCTAGTGGTGTGTTAGATACGACTGTTCCTGCAAATGTAGCGTTGTTATTAGCGTCAAAAGAGATAACTGCTGTACCGTCTTTAAGTATTTGCCCTGTAGTGCTGGTAGGGCTAGTTATTCCCATTGTCATTTAAGTTGATCCTCTGTAGGTCTAGGTAGTGTAGGATGATCCCATTTAGCTATGTAGTCACCTTTACCGTCACTATCATTTTGTAAGCGTATTGTTCCTCTTGGACTAAAATCTTCATAGTTTAATTCAGGATATAAAGCTATAATTTTATCGTATAATGACATTATGCACTCCTTACCATTGCACCTTGAAACCAAACTACTTGGCTGTTTGATGATATTGTTCTTGATGAACCGCTATATTGAACCATATAAACTTCAAAATAATCTGTCGTGCCATTTGCGTAAACTAAACAAGAACCTCCAAGCATGGCGATTGAAGATGCGTAAGGGTCTGCCAAATATTTATAAACACTACCATTTTTGTAAATAGAAATAATTGCTTCGCTTGTTATAACTGCTGTAGTTCCTACCAATGTAGATAATTGATAATAACCAGCTACTGTAGGAGTAAATGTTGAAGATGCAAAATTGTTATTTGTATCAAATTCTTCTGTTTGGAAAAGTATCTTTGTGTTTGTGCTATTTGAAATACTTAAAGTTCCACTTGGATAAGCACTAAACGCTGGTGCAGCAGTAGCTGCTTGTACTAAATTACCACCTAAAGTAATATTTGTACCACTAACTGTCAACATATCTTTAGTAATAGCACCTGCTACACCTTGACCAATACGAATAGTTCCATCAGGAGTAGATGGTTGATATATGGTAAAGTTGTTAGACGCTGTTCCGTCTGAACCTATTTGGTGATTTTTAGCTTTTACGGTACTCATGTTATCCTTTTGGGTACTTTGTCTTTACAGGGTCAATCATGTTTGTTTTCCAAGCATCTATACCGTTATGGTAGATATAGTCTAGTTGATCTGCGATAGATGGGTATTCTTTAGCTCTTAAGTCTTTATATGCTTCAGATGCGATTAGAGCTTCTACTGCATTATTATCGTATGCTACTTCTTGTTCGTCTTTGTCGTATGCAACATCACCACGAATAACAGTTACGTTAGGATAAAGTTTGTATATGGCTGAATGTTTATTCATTATCCTTTAATCTCCATAAGTGTAATTACAGAATCCATGTTCCCCTGCCCAACATAAGCAGTTCCAGCATTATCCGTTCTTTTAAAATAAAGAGTATAAGTTGTGCTTGATGTTGTTGCTGGAGAATCTAAAATGGTAAATGGAGCAGTCATTTCTACCTGAGTAAGAGCTGCATAATTGTAACTAAGACCAATCGTACCAGAAGTTAAATCAGTTGCATTTCTATAGATTGTTGCAACAACTGATACACCGTTTGCACTTGTTCTGTAATAATAATGACCAAAAATTAGTATTTTGTTTGCTGATGATGTTGGGGTAATTGAAGCAGCTAAAGTAGATGCAATATAAGTATTGCCAGTTGTTGTTGTTGTTGTTTTATTATTTACACTTACCACTTGCAACACACTTCCTGCTGGCAATACAGTATTATTTATAGCACCTGAAGCAAAGTCAGCAGTTGTAACACTACCGTCTGTGATAAGGTTTACACCTGTTGTTCCATTTATAATAGTAGGCATATTATACTACAGTCCAAGTTGAGCCATTACTAACAGTTACAGTAATGCCATTGTTTACAGTAATAGGACCAGCAGTTACAGCATTAGTGTTAGCAGCTAGTGTGTAATCTGTGTCTATAGTGTTACTGTTTTCGTAAAAGCCTATGCCGTTTAGAGTAATCATACTACTTCTTTCCAGTTAGTGATAGTTTCATCCCATGCGTAAATTTTACCGTCTGTAGGATATGCTACAGGAGATTCCCATAACCATGTTGTATTGTTTAGTGTCCATGATGGATATGGTTGTGGTGCGTAGAATACGTCATTAACATGATCGTATGTATAACCAATACCAGCGTAATTACCTCTTAAAGGTCTTCCTTCTGGATGTTGATTACCATGCGTATTATAACTTGTTTGAATCCAAGTACCTGGACTTGAATCTACAAATGTATCAAAAAATTCTTGTTCTGCAACGATAACTTGTACTACTTTACCGTCTAAAACTTTAGCGAAATGACTCATGCTGTGTAACTTCCTGAAGATGTGAATTTAATAATTGTGTTAGAACCTGAAGTTGTGATTGTTGGTGAACCTGTAGTAGTGCCTGAATAGTTTGCTGTGGGAACTGATAAAATAACAACTCCTGAACCACCAGCTCCACCATTTGATGAAACTGCACCTCCACCTCCACCACCACCTGTATTTGCTGTACCTGCTGTACCTACTCCTGAAGATGCACCTGCACCTCCACCGCCAGCACCACCTGCACCTGCTGAAGCTCCTCTATTTGAATTTGCTGCTCCACCACCACCAGCGTACGTTACTGATGTTCCTGTGATAGAATTTGCTGTTCCAGCTCCACCAGCACCACTTGCTCCAGCAACACCATTAGCTCCAGCTGCACTTGAACCTCCACCACCTCCGCCTGCATAAGTTGTTCCAGGACCTTCATTACCACCAGCAAAACCTTGTCCTGATGTTCCAGCAGCTCCTGAACTTCCTCCAGTACCACATCCAGATCCTCCTCCAGAACCTCCAGTTGCACCATTTCCTGATCCAGGACCACCATTACCACCACCACCACCTCCTCCGCCTACAGCGGTAGTAACACCAGTAAATGTAGAATTAGTTCCATTTCCTCCAACTGTACCTGTTGTGCCACTCCAAGTACCTCCACTTCCACCTGCACCAACAGTAGCAGTATAAACTGTTCCTACAGAGAATGTAGATGTGCTAGTGATATATCCACCAGCTCCACCACCACCAGCTGTATATCCACCTCCGCCTCCACCACCAGCAACTACTAAATATGTTGCCGTATAAGAAATTCCTGAAATCCCTGCATTTTTCCATGTATTTGAAATAGCGTTATAAATTTCTAATTGACCTGTAGTTGTGTTATATCCTTGTTGTCCATTGCTAGGAGCAGACGGTCTTGTAGATGTTGTCCATGTAGCATTAGTTATGCCTGTAATTCCGTCTAATATTAAACTCATGCTGTGTATGTTCCTAAATTATTACCTGCAATGCTAACTGATGCCATTACTTAGCCTCCAATGTTTCTATTCTTGCTTTTAGGTCGTTGATGATGGTTTGTTGCTCTTGGATTGCTTTTGTAAGAAGAGGAACTATTTTACTATAATCAACACCCCAAGGAATATCAAGAGAACCATCTTCTTTATCTCTTCCTTTTACTACAGCTTGTGGAATTATATTTTGTAAATTTTGTGCAATAAATCCATATTCAACATGAGCATCATCATTAATCCAATCATGGCTTACAACTTCTGCTGTTAAAATTTTATCAATAGCAGATGGTGAAGGTTCAATATTTTTCTTTAGTCTTATATCTGAAGATGTCGGAAATGCTGTTGCTGATGAAGTTGATGTCATGCCACCAATATAAGTACCTGAAGCATTATAATTAGACCATGGATATGCAGTTCCTGTATTTGATGCCATTTGAGCATTTACACCATTTCCAGATGGATTTGGTATTTTTATAACAACAGTACCTGTAGCTGGATTTGTAGTTTGACCGACTAATAATGTACCACCAGAGTCTATACGCATACGTTCTGTGCCAGCACCGTAATTACCATTGTAAAATCTTAATGTAGAGTCTGAAGCAACAGTACCAATATGAAAGTTTTGTGAAGCAGTGCTACTTGCTCCTAATTGCCAAAATCCTCCAGTTGTATCTCCTAATCTTGATGCAGCATTATTAATATCTATTTTATAAACAGGACTAGTAGTACCAATCCCTACATTCTGTGATGTATCTATAGTTACTGCTGTAACACCACCTGTTTGTAGTCCTAGTGAACCAGATGCGTCACCAGTAACGTCTAATCCACCTATACCTGTGCTTTTAGCATTTATCGTTGTTGTCATAGAACCACCATTCTTGAGCCACTAGGGATAGTTACTGTAGCACCACTTGCTACATTTACAGGACCAGCTACTACAGCGTTATATCCTGTTGGGAATGTATAGCTTGTTGCAATGCTATTGTTTGTTAGAGATAGTCCGTTAGATGATCCAAACTGTGGTGCATAAGCTGTGCCAGTTGCATCTTGATATGTAGCTTTTTCAGCAGGATAAGTAACAAATACGCTTTTTGTACCTGCACTAAAGTTTACTAGAGAACCACTATTGCTAGACTCTAATACAGTATCACGAGATAAAGTAGTGCCTGAAGATGTATAAGTACCTAGACCTACTTCCCACTCTGATCCACCTACAATAGCATAGTAAGTAGTATTACCGTTACCGATAACAGAGAATGATTGAAAGCCAGTAACTGCACCACCAAGCGTAAACGTACCTGTGCCTGTGGTAGTAGAACTTTCTTGTACTCTATCCTTGACGACTAACGCCATGAATTATCCTTAAGCTAATGTAACTGAAAGATTACCAGATGAAATCTTAAAGATGTCACCAGTATCAATTGTTTTAGATGTATCTAATGGTGTATGGTATAAAAGATTACCAGATGTAGAAGCATCATTAATACCAATCCAACCTACAGTTCCCCATGAACCTGTTGCTGTTGGGAATGTAACGTCAGCAGAGTTAGTTGTTACACCGTTAGATGGTGCGCCAAATGTTACAGATGTTCTAGCGTATGAACCACCTGATACTTCTGTACCACTACCTGCGTCTGTAGGGTCTGAAGTCCATAGTGATACATACACAGTTGCTGGTGATGTATATGTTGTTGCTCTTAGAGTTGCATTAATAAGTGCATTTTCTAAGAAGTTACTCATTTCTGCCATGATGTTTTTCCTTTATAAATTATCGTGGTGTTACACTTAATGTTGTGTATGAATAGGTTTGTCCAAGATCGCTTTTCTTGATGTTTGCAATTGCTCTATCATACAATGCTGACCATGTTGCAATTCTTGGGTCGTTCATTAAGTATGGTTCTGCTTCTGCTAGAGTTGCGTAAAGTAAAGCGTCTGGGTAGTATGCTAAATACAAGTTACTAGCTGTTGTGCTAGAAATAAATGTAGGTTGAGCATAGTATAAAATTTGAACTGTATATGATGTATCTTGGCTAGGTGCAAATTGGAATTCTGTACCTAACATTGTAAAGTAGTGTGAACGACCTGATAATGTTGTTTGACCATTACGGAAGAATAGATCAGGTGTTTGGAACTCTAACAGAATTGGAGGATTGCCTTGTAAGTGCATCTCTCTTAACTCTAAGAAATCAGATGGAAACGCTACTTTGTTATCACTTGGGCTAGTAGTTGCTACCTTTAACATTCTTTCTGTTCTTAAATCACGACTCATTCTTAACTGTGCCATCTGAACGAAGTCAGGTATAACACTTGTCAAGTCATTACGAGCTAAGTAGCTTTCTACTGTAGCTGTAAACGTGG